TTATACCATATGTAACACCATTAGCCATTGTCTATAAATATAGTAGTGTTTCCTTTTTTGTGAATTGGAGAATAAGGACAATTTTTACATCCATTCCCGCAACAACTACCTCTCTTAATATGGTATGACTCAGTCATAACTACTTTACCATCTTCAAAATAAAAATCAGTTGGTTCATGATTACTAATCATAATTTTCTTAACACGCTCTTGGTTTATCCAATCTTCAGTATTTTTTATCATCAAATCTAAATTTCCATCCTTTATATATCCCTCTTTGAAATGTGGTTTTATTTCTACAATGTTCTCTAATTAAATGGGCGGTAACAACTAATTTTTTTGCAGCATCTTTTGCTGTTTCATATTTAGTTTCATTTCCATTTAAATCCGTAACAATTATTGTACCTAATGACCTCCCATTTTTATCACCTATCTTACATTCACTCCATTTTTTTCTTAATTCAGATGACTTTAACGCTAACTTTAAACCATTACTAACTTTTACTTTAAAATCCTCACGTCTTGAATTCGCAATTTCCGACATTTTATTTTTATAATCATCCCCGCTTTGTATTTCTTTAAGTTTCTGTTTGATTATTGGGTTAAACATTGGGTTATTGTCTTTCATTATTTGTCTTAATTTATCTCTTGTAATTTTTTTTAATTCTTCAGATTTGTTGGAAAAAGTATCCCCTCCCGTACCTCCATCAGTCATATTATACCCAAGTTTTATTGCATTAGTTTCTAATATCCATTTTTTTTCTAACTCGTCTATCATTGTTTCTTCATTACAATCAATAATTTCTAATTTGAAATTTTCAATTCCATAACTTTTTATTGCATCATATAATGGATGTCTTTTTTTTCCAACCAACGACAAATGTTGTTTCCATCGTTTTTCAACATTTTTACTTTTACCAATATAAAACTTTTTGTTTTTTATATTTGTTATCTTGTAGATGTACATTATCATAATATAGTAATATATTATATAAATACAAAGGTGTGAAGTTTTTTTATGACTTCACACCCATTATTATTATTAATTAGATAATTACTATTAAGTAATAATACATCCTCCTCCAGCGCACGCCAACTCACCACTTAAATCTGTTTCATCTGTCAATTCAATAACTTTTGATAAGTCAATTGAATGTAGTTTTGAAAATAATTTTTCATACTCTTCTTTAGTACAATCAGTAAAAGGAGCTTGGATATAACTTCCATTATCATACGGAAGTACAGATAAACCGTTGTAAAAATCACGATTATTCCAAAACCACTCACCAGCTAATTCCCAATCTTCAGGTTTTAAACTAATTGTTGCCGACACATTGTGACTATTTGAACCATTTCTATGTCCAGGTTTAATCCATTCTTGTGTGATTTTCTTAACCCTTTCTAATAGTTGAAACGGACTTTCAGTTCTTAATATTGAACCTTCAGGTGCTTTTTGTGGAACCGAAATAACCGCAGTATCATGTGGACGGAAGAATTCATCTTCAACCAATTCAGGGTGATTATTAATTAAGTAATGGTAAATTGATTCATTCTTACCTACACGAATTCTACGGATGTAATAATCGTTGTGCCAGGCATGAATACCTGATGATGTTCCTAAAGTTAATGAGGTTGTTCCTGCAGGTTTTACTGTTGTAGTACGAGCCGATTTGTTAATACCAATTAATTCCGCAACTCTTGAGTTTTCCTCTTTAACAACTTTAGCCGCTTCTTTCATATCATAACCCAAAACAATACCTGAACCGATACCTGTCATAGATACACCAATTAATGCATCTTTCTCAGTTGTTCTTTTCCAAATATCACGAAGATAGTGGAAGTTAGTGTAACCCGCCTGAAGTGTTCCGATGAACGCGGCAGCTTTAACACGATCGTTTAGGTCTTCTTGTGATTCAATGTCAGAAACATTTACTTCACATAAATTACAGAATTGATTTGGTCTCAATGCGATTTCACAACAAGGGTTTGTTCCCCAATCTTTATCGTTTGTAAAGTAGATACCAGGTTCTCCTGCTCCTGAAGCTTCAACACGCTTCCATAAATCCATAAAGAACTCTCTTGTAATTTTATGTCTAACTAATGCCGCTGAATTATTTGCTCTACCTCTTTGTGGATTTTTTTCCCACCAAGAACCTGACTTACAAGATATCATTTCTTGATCATCAGCACTAAACAACGAGATAAGAGCAGCTCTTCTAATTCCACCTGCCAACACAGCGTCAGCAATATGACAAACCATATCATGAACCTCAATTGGTGTTAATTTTTCACCATCATTTTTTGATTCTAACATAGTTGTTAACTTATAGATACAATCTTTTAATGGTTGAGGTCCTGGTGCTTTACCACCTGAAGTTACAAGTCTAGACCCCTTTGGTCTAACATCAGAATAATCAAACAATATTGTTGAGGATGCCTTACCAAAATATGATTTCATTAACACTTTAATAGCATCTGCCCATCCTTCAATAGAATCTCCAATTAAAAATCTTGTTGTATATTTTGGATTTGGTTTTCTAATTTCAGGTAATTTTTCAACATGATGTTTTTGAACTGAATATCCAACACCTGTTCCACCTAATAATAAGAACATAGATTCTGAAAACGCATCTAAATGATCTATTGGTAGATAAGCGCAGTTGTAAATTCTATTTGGAGAAATTTCAATTGGTTTCCCACCAAACTGAAGTGACCTCATTGACGGCAATACTTTTTTATCATATACCATTTCATACACTTCTTTGATCTCGTTTTTTAATGACGGGTATTTTTTAATATGCATTTCCATATTACGGGTTACCAATTCTTCCCATGTTTCGCGTCTGTTTAATTCAGGAACGAACTTAGCGTACTTCATGTAAACAGTTAAATCTGACAATATCCTTTGTGATGCGTCCATAATTCTTCTTTTTTTTTAGTTTATATTATTGTTTTTGTTCTTCTCTTTGTTTTCTCTTTTCTAAGAGTTCTTTAACTCTATCACGTTTTCTTTCTTCTTGTTGTTCTTCAAAACCTAAGAAAGTTACTGAACTTTCAGTATCTATTTCAAGTAGTTCGTTGTTGAACTTACAGTTCTCAAACACAACCCCATCTTTACCAATACGTGATTTGGTAATTGCTATTGTCGCCAAGTTCATTTCTTTTTGTTGTAGACTTTTCGCAACAGAAATAATAACGTGTCCAACTTGTGCCTTCTTAATAGAACCACCCATTTGGTCTGTAGTAACAACATCAGAAGATATTGAACTTCTATTCCCTTGGGTTGCGGTCCATCCAACCAATGATAGTTCGTGACACATCGCCTCAAAACCTCTCATTACCGACCCTTCAGCTTTCCACTCATCTTTACTTGAACTTTCAGGTACCACACAATCAATGTAATCCAAAAGAATCAAATCAATCTTTGTCCCGTCAGCAATCATTTTTCTGACTTGATTTTTGATTTGATTCATAGTCATAGTATCTGAAGGGAGTTTTTGTAAAATTAACTCGTTCTTCATTGTTTCTTGGATTTCAGTAATTTTAGCCATTACCTCTACTTTGTTTTTTACCAAGTTATCAGGTTCAATACCCGTCCAAAGTGTAAAGTGTTTACGTTGTACTATCTTTGGATTGTCTTCAAAAAATATCTGAAGTACATTGTATCCAAGATTTAACGCTGTGTTCGCAATTTTGGTTAGGATAGTTGTTTTACCGACACCTGTGGGTGCTAAGATAACGCCAATTTCTCCTTTTGCCAAACCTCCTTTAAGTAATCTGTCAATACCTGGTATACCTATTGGTATTGGATGACGGAAATCCTCATCAAGTACGGTGTCAAGGTTAGAAAAAATGTCGGTCATACCTGTCTCTCTCTCACCAACTTGAAGCGCTTCACGAACCAAACTCTCAACTTTGTCATAAGATTCAAAGTCTCCTTCAGTAATAATCTTTTGCGCTTTATCCATAGCCTTCTGAAGTTCTTGTTGTTTACAAAACTTCAATGCCTTTTCTTGAACAAACTGTGTTCCTTCAAATGGTGCGTCTTTTACTTGTTTGATAGTGTCAAGAACGATTTTGGCGACTAACTCTTGTGAAATTTCAGATTTTACTATTTGTTCAAGAGTATCAAAGTTAGGGGTAGAATGATATTTTGAGTGATACTCCTTTGTCATTTGCAAGATAATTTTAAAGTACTTATTGTCAAAATAAACACTTTCAATAACATCCATAATTGATGTTGAAAATTCTTTATCTACAATAAGTTGGTTTAAAAGTTGTATCTGGAAAGTATTCCCTAAGTAATCAAAATTCTTGTTCATATATCGTTTTTGTAATCCCCTGTTTTATTAAATATTTAATTGTTTAAGTCAACGCCCAAATATTCAAAACTTAATTTTTGTTCTGAAAAAATGTCAGTTAGTTCACGGAGAACGTCTTTCAAAAATGGTCGTACGTCAACGGTATAACGAACTTTCGGTGGAAATAATTTTCCGTCAAAATATCTATGACAAATTGTCTGTTCTCCAATTCTAACATAAAGATTGAATTGTTCACTACCTTCAGTAAATGAAGTGTCGAGAATTGCGGGGTCATTAACAATTGCATCTTTATTATCAATCATATAGATAATTGTTTTCATCTTTAAATGATACTGAAGTTCTTCTTTCAATTGTCTCATAAAGTAATACAATTCCACTGAGTTTTTTGCCTCAGGATTGAACCCTCTAACGTTAAAGAATCTCTGAACTACGATGTTGTCATTCAACGTCAATAGGAATTCCATTTTAGTGCTGTCTTGCTCTTTCATAATTTAATTTTTGTTTGTTATGTTTCTTTTTTCTTTTCTTGTTAATTTCATAAATGGTTTGAGGAAGTTGACCCAAGCTTCGTCATTCTTGGGTAGATATTTAAAAAGACCATCTTCCATCATCATTCTCATTAAGTTTTTGTAACCCCTATCTGTAGGGTCTATCGTGTCGGTTAAAATCTGTTCCACCAATTCTTTTCCATCGTCAGTAATTAAAGGGTTTGTAAGGTCAACTATCTTTTTGTTTCTTGTGTAAAACTCTTCACCAAGTATAGTTGATTTTGTTTTACCTGTCAAAAGATTTGTAAATGTTTTTGAAGGTTTATTTTGTATGAGATTTCGTGCATAATCCAAGATTTCTTCTACAGTACAAGGTTTTTCCTGCACCTGAGGGAAAAATTTAACTAAAGTTTTTTCTCCAAGTCCTTGGATTCCATCGATATTATCGGATTTGTCACCCGTGAATATCTTTGTTAATAATACATTGTAGTGAGGTATGTCTACTTTGTTCAGAGATATCATATCTCCGTTTTTAAAGTATTGTTTTGTGATAGGTGAGTAGATTGTCACATCCGCTGAGATAAGCTGTGTAAGGTCCTTATCTGCAGAAAAAATAATAATTTTTTCGTCTTTAGATATCTTACAATAATAAGCAATAAGGTCATCCGCTTCATTGTCATGTATTTCGACCTGTCTTACAAATATCTCTTCAAGATATTGTTTGATTCGAGACTTCTGATACAAATACGATTCGTACTTGTATTCATTCATATCATCTTGTCGTCTGTTTGCTTTATATTGGGGGTATATGGATTTTCTGATGGATGAATTAGAATCACCATCCCAAAACACAACAACTTTATCATGGTTGTGTTCGTCAAGGAATTTGCGGAGTACACTCACAAAGTGAAATACTCCGCCCACATGAGCTCCGTCGTTAAACACGTCCTTTGCTCCGTGGAATCCTATCTTAAATAAATTATCTCCGTCTACTAATAATGTTTTAATCACGTTTGTGATTTATAATGTGAAACAATATACTAATCCTCTTTTTCTTCTTTTAAATCAAAATCTAAAGATGCAACTCCAAGAATATTTTTCCAATAGTCGGCATATTCTTTTTTGTAAACCTCAATTGATATCTTTTCTTCTGCAGCTTCTTTTCCTGCTAAGAACCCGTGTGGTGTTACAATTATCTTTCCATCTTCATAACCCAATCCATTGATGTGGTTTTTCATAACAGAAACTTTTGTTCTAATTGCAAACTTAACACTTCTCTTGTCTTTGGTTGCGGTAATCTTGTTTGTTCCCGCACCTTTTTGATTACCAAATAAAAATACCAACGATGAGTTTAACCAAATGGCCTCACCACCCTTAGCTTTAATTTTTGGTTGACCAAATGGATTGTCAGGTAATTCAACCCAAGGTTGATTAACAATAACCAATGTGTTTTCATATTTTGAATCAGATTTACGAGAACCTGAAATACGTTGGTTGATACCCATACCAATTTTGTCTGCAAGTGTAGATGCGTTGTGTTGTTTACCCCCTTTACCTTCAAAGGTCATCTTACAAGGAACTGAACCTACAGAATCCCATAAGAATAATAAACTATAATCCAACTCACCTTTTTCTTGCGCATCCAACAAACTATTGATGTAGTCGGTGATTTGCTCAATGTAGTTGAAATTGTTATTGAAGATGTAAAAACCATCCCAATCCAATTCACCTGTTGATTCGTCAACAACTTCTTCACAATCAAATCCCATAAGTTTTGCGTGTTCAAAAGACCATTTCTGTTCTGTAATAATGAATACAGGTAAAATACCTTTCTTCTGAGCATCAACGGCAGTTTTAACTAACGCTGTAGTTTTTCCTGTATCTGAGTGACCCAAGAACATATTTAAATGTCCGATTGCGGGGCCAGGTAATCCAACCGCATCTAAGAAATCTTGTCCTAAGTCAAAAAATCTTTGGGGCTTGTATTTTGCAGAAGTTGAGAATTTCTTCTTAACTGAACTAAAATCGTTTTTCTTTATTGCCATGTGTGATATAAATTAAATCATGTATGGTACCATACAAGATACCATACATGATGTGTTTTGTTTTATTAGAAAGGTAAATCTCCGTCAACCTCGTCATTCGCTTGAGGGTCAACAATAGGTGCTTTTGTTTCAGCCTTTTTAGCTCCACCCATAGATGTTGTAGATTCGGTGTCGTTACCATATACATAACCACCTTTATCACTATCCCATTTTGGTGTTTCTCCACGAGCGATTGCTTCAAGATAGTCAACAGGTTTTTTAGAATATACATCCAACCAAGTCAACTCGTCATTAATCCAAGAATTACCTTGAACCTTTTCTTCGTGTATTGCTGTTGGGTCGTCATACATAATTGTAGAAATACTTGTATATTCTTTACCTGCAGGTGTTTTAGATTTTGTTAATTCAATGATAAGGTCACGTCCTTTTTCAGGGTCAGTAATGTCACCTTTGTTTCTCCAAATTGGAATGATTTTATCCAAGATACCATCATTCTTATAGTTGTGTTTAAATCTCCAAAATTTAACACCGTCTTCTTCGTGGTCTCTATCAATCACCTTAACGATGTAGAATTTACGAGACTTGTATTGTTTTGCTAATTCTTTATCAGATTCTTTACCTGTTGACATTAATTCTTCATAAACCTCATTTAAAGGAGAACGCTCATTGTCATTCTTTCCTGGGTCGTAAAATTTTTGCCATTGTCCACCTACTTGGATTTCGTGGTACCATGCTTCTTTGAATGGTGAAGAACCATCTGATGTAGGTAAAATACGTACTCTACGTTGTCCTGATTTCTCTTTGTCACTAAGAATACAAGCGAAATACTTTTTCATTCTTTCGTCTTGTGACATTTTGTTTTGGGCCCCGCCCCCTTGTTGTGCTTTTTCGTACTGTGCCAATACGGCGTCTAATGAACTCATCATGTTTTTTATTTTTTAAATTGTTATGTAAATATAGTATAGTTTTCTGGATTTGTCAAATAAAAAAACCACCCAAAAGGTGGTTTTCATTAATGTCTAAATTAATATTATTTGTATTTATATTCGTCTTTGAATCCATTTCCTTGAAAAGAACTTTTGATATCGTTAACGTTAATGTCTGTAACATCATCAGGAGTTAAAACATAATCATTTTTTCCTGTTTTTTCCATCTCTTCTTGTTTGTCGTCAAAAAATTGTGAAAGTTTTTGGTTAAATGGATATGAATCATAACTTCTCAACTCTAATTTTTCTTGAGGTGTCTTTTCTCTGTATTTCTCAATTTTGTTTTCAAGAGCATTAAGTTTATTCATAATTGCATCCATCTCACCTAATCTTGATTCTAATTTATTTAATTGACCAAATAAATTTTCAAAATAGTCATCTTGTTTAGATTGAATATCTTTTTGAGCGGTAACTAATTCTGTGATGTCTAATTCTTCTGAATCAGATGATTCATCTTTCTTTTCATCAGATTTACCCTCATCATCAATTTTTTCAACATCAGGGTCATTTTCAACATCAATTGGTTCAGACCCACCTGTTGGCGGTGGTGGAGGTGTTGCAGCAACATCTGCAGGAGGTGGTGGAGGTGTAGCTCCTGCTTCAGGTGCTAATGCACCTAAATCGGCAGGTACTTCCGCATCTTGCTCCATTATATATTTATTGATACTTCTGTATCTATTAATTTCACTTAATATTTTTTTATCTAAACTCATAGTATTAACCGTTTAATAATTGTTTTATACCGTTAGCAGTTTCAACTCTAACTTTTCTGTTGGCAGTTGTTTGGTGTCCGGCTCTTTCAATAAGACCGTCTCTTTCTCTTACAGTATAACAATCTCCTGTATCTAAGTCACAAACTTGTTTAGTTCCATCACCGTTGTCTTCTTGGGAGAATCTTGTTGATTTACCAAGATAATTATCTAATGCTGATTTAATATCCATAATAATGTTTCTATATAAATATATGATTAAGTTATAAAGTGAATGGTGGTCCAACAACTGTTTGAGTTAATACCTGACCATTTACCGGTGACTTAAGTCCATAAGGTCTATACTTAACAATTAACTTGAAAACACCTTTACCTGTTAAAGTATATTCATATGTATACCTTGTTTGAGTATCTACCAATCTACTTGAAGATGCTTTATCACCATCCGAATCTAAAAAATATATTTCAACATAATTTTGTTCTTGAAACGATGGGGTATTAAATTGGAATGTAATATATCCATTGTTATCTGGTTTTTTAATGTTAAAAAACTGAGGTCCATTACCTTGTAAAGTCGGACTTTCACCAATTAAAACAATTGATGCCGCAACTTCCGCAAATGTTGGGATTGTTGTTTGTGTTGGTCTAAAATCAAAATTAAATGATTGTGTAACATCCTGTATGTTTATTGCTCTATCTGTAGGTGCCGCAACTATTGTAAATTTAATTTGAGCCGTCTGTGTTGGTGTAATAGGACTTACCTTAAATTCTTCAATAGGATAACTTACTAATATAACCTGTAAATTTTCATGTGTTATATTAAACACATTTTTCGAAACATATCCTATAATTGGTATTGTTACAGTTCTATTTAATGTTTTTGTTTTGAGATTATTAACAACATTATTGTCATAAACAGAAACTACCATTTCAACAGTTTGGTCTAATGTCCAAGTATTTTTGTTTAATACTTGAGGATTAACTCCAACCATCAAACTTGATGTTGATCCGTTTACACCTATTTGTGTATTTTCTATTAATGTGACAGGACCTGTTTGTTGTGGCTGAGTGTTGGTGTTGTTTGTATTATTTGGTATTGGAGTCACTTGAGATGGATTATAGGTAAATAATCCTGACGTTACTGTACTACCATGAATTCCTCTAACAATAATCGGGGTTTGTTGAATATTTGTTAATCCATTATTACTAAAAGGAACGACAACACTAATATTAAACGCATTTAAAATGGTTATACCTGTAGTTGTGGTTACGTTATTTATTGTAATACCCGTTACCTCATCTAAGTTGTTACCAACAATAGTTAAAATAGTACCACTAACACCTGTTAATGGTGAGAATGATGTTATTGTTGGAGGTGGACAAGACGGTACCACATTTGTAGTTGTGTTTAAATTATTTGCTGGTGTTGTAACGCCAGCCAAAGTGTTATTATTTTTTTTCTTTTGGTTTGTAGTTGCAACTTTTAATTCTTTAGTTGCTTCAACATTTAATCCAGCAACTCCTGCAGATTTAAACGCTTTGTTAAATGTCTCCTCTAAAGTTGTAAATTCCGAAGTATGTGAATCATAATAAGATTCTTCAACATTAGAAACAGGCCAATGACAAACATAGTATTTGGTAATACCCATTCCATTAACAAACACTTGGTTAACTCTTGGTAATAATCTAGCAATCATAAAATCAAAAAAATCTCCAATTGTATTAAAATTTGCAACTGGTTGTGACGTTTTTGTTCCTGTTGAATTTGGAATGTTAACACAAGAATATTTTTTAGAACTAAAATATCCACTACCTGTTGGACCGTAGTCTGTTGTTAACGTTACGTTTGCATAATTGTTGGCATATCCATAAAACTTAGTTTGGTCAAATGTTTTTGCATAACATATCATGTAAATAAGAACTTGTAACTTAGGATTACTTGTTTTCTTTTCAAGTTCCTTAACAAAGTCATCTATAGTAATACTCATTGTTGTTGATGATTGAACATCTCCAAAACTATTATATGCAACCGCTAAATTATTACGACATGAATTTTGAGCGGCGGCGGTACTACCGCCAGCCTGACTAATATATTTAGACTTATCAACGTTTGTAATTGCCTTGGCTGTAACATCATCTTTAGAGTTTTTAACAAGAGATTCAATTTTAGTTAATAAGTTTTGATTAATACTTTGTAAGAAATTATTAATTGATGGTAAATCGTATATTCCTTGTCTAGTACCTGTAAATGATGTTTGAAAGTTACCCGCGGTTATTACATGGTCAACTTGTGTTATAAAATAAGGTCCGTTAAACATTGGTACATGTCTAAGATTAAAATACATTGTTGGTTGTAATAAAGCATTACCTAAACATCTAACAGTACATTGATAACTTCTTTGTTTATATAAATTGTATAAACCAACATTTTGTGTTGCGGTATTTTTACCGTTGTATTGATTAACCATATTTAATTGTGTCTGTATTGACTCTGAAGTTGCTTTACCAGAATCCATATTAACATCAATTGAATAAAATATGTTTTGATTTCTATTCCCAACATCAACATTAAACCCAACACATTTGTTTGAGATAGCATAATCTTTTTTACCCGCAGGGTTCTCAATTAAAGGGTTATCTGAAGCCCTCCTTAAATCAAACGCATCATCTCTAAATCTTGAATTTCCTTTAGGTAAATCTAAGTGTGTTGATGGTTGTCCTGCATAAAAACAAATCATTTTTGGCCCTGATTTTCTATAATCAACATTTAAAAATGTCCCCCACATATTGTCCGCAAATTCTAGACTACCTTCAGGTTGTGGTATTGTTGTACCATCAACTTCTTGTATATTATAAAAATTAACATAAGCAGGAAGTGGCATAACATTAAATTTATTTTTAATTAAAATACCACTCATAAATGTGAATACGCTCATCTCCATGTTAAGTGAATTTTCACTCAACATATTTTTTAAATCAAAAATATCAATAATAATAGTGTCACCAATATTTCTTGATGCTCTATCTAAGAACATAACATCTTCAAATAAAGTCTTAGATGTATAATCAGAACCTGCAATCCATTTGTCATTTAACGCTTTGAATACTTCGTAATTTTCTACCTTACTTTGTTGTCCGTCAATAACACTTTGAATTGCCCTTTCGGGTAATTCTTGTTGGTCAGGTAAATCTTTTCTAACTCTAGTTAATATTTGATTTAATACGTTATTTTGAAAATTTGAAGTTAAACCTAAGTAAGTTTGAACCCTACTTTTAAATTCAGTTCCTGACAATGTTGGTGTATACAGTTTTTGAGTTGCATACATTTTTATAATTGGTGCTAACAATACTACATTGTTTTCAGTAAATTCAATATCATTATCAATAAAGAAATCTGTAATGTATGAACCGTTATTATCGTATGTCAAATTTGGTATTGTTGAAAACCCAACTTCGGTTTCCAAAACTTTCCAAGCATTAGGGTATCTTGATTTAGAAACATCTAAAGTAATTGTATTTAATGATGATGGTAAACTATTTTTAACGTATGGATTAAATATTATTGGGTCAACAACATCGTTGTTTCCACCACCTTGAGCAAGGTATGAGGCCATCACTCTTCTATTATAATCCGCAGGATTACCGTATTTTAAAATCACATCATACTCTAAAAACGCTTTAATAGTGTTTGAAAAAATAGTTAATTGTGTTTCCCCAATTGTTTTAAAATATTCTCCATTAGTAATCGAACTTTCCTTACCGTCAATCTCCATCATATTTGTAAAAAGATACTGAAAGTTTCTAAATAACGCATTTGAGTCAACAGGTGAAACCCCTATTGGTACCGCAACTTGTAAACCTAAATCAATATTTGAGGCTGGTTTACAAAAGTTTAAAAATTCATTTTCAAATTTATCTAAAATACTTTTATCAAAAACTGAAAATATTTCTTCAATCTTAGAATAATCCGAATCCATCAATAATTTAAATGGAGATTGTTGTTTGGTACCAGTTTCAATTTTATTAATATAGGAGTCAGCTTGCGGTTTTGAAATTTGGGTATTATCAAAATAACCGTAGTTTGGTGATGACCATAATAATCTAACAGAACCATTATAAATGGATGGGTTATCAATAAAAATACACTTAGGTTCGTTATTAATTAAACATTCACTTTTTACTTGATTGATTTGAGAACCAAATGATGGTACCACATAATATTTTAAAGCGGTTGTATTGTTGCTTGGGTTACATGCATTTCCAACGTCTGTTGGGTCAATAGTATTATTAGGTAACACAACAGACCAAGTTTGTATGGTTGAGTATTGCGTAGGCGTAATTAAAGGAAATACAATAGTTTCATTAATTACTTTTGGATAGAATCCTGTTTGAATTTTGGTGATATTATTACTAACATTTTGTAGTGTGATTTTATTTTCACCATCAAATTTAAAAGTATATGTTTTTGTGTCGGAACTTGTTACTGGATCAAAATTTGTTTTGTAATCAAAGTTTTTCCAAGCAGACTCTAGTATATCAGTATTACTATTAATATAAGTCTTATATCTATACCATATTGAACCCATTTTTAATACCCAAGCATATGGCATTTTATGAATTGCACCAAACTTTTTAAAACAAGATGCAATATAATCTAAATCACTTGACTCACCATTAGTCTTATATTTTTCTTTTAATGATGCTAATGGTAAAGAATTAATAAATAGATATGCCGCTTGTGTGTATGGATATGGGTCTTTCCTTCTCCAATTATTAACACCATTCTGAATTGCATTTATAAAATACGGAGTATTCAACATTGATGTTGTTGTTTCAATTAGAATGTTTTTACTAGGTGAAAAATAATTAACATATCCTTCAGTAGGTACAAAAAATGTAGGGTCTTTTCTTATTAAATAAAAACTATCTAACCCTATTGAAGTTATTTGGTTTGTTGGATTAGAAACTTTTAAATAAGAAAAATTAGTTACAGGTCTATTTTTACTATAATTATAAACACTATTAAAATTTGAAATAACATCTCTATCTTCAAAAACAGTTAATACTCTATTTGTGTTATATACAAAATTTTTAGTATTCGTAATACTATTTGCCATGTGTGTTGCCACCCATGTTGGGTCAGTAAATGGATATGTATCAATGATTATTGGTTCATTTGTTACATTTTTAACTAATTGTAATAACCCATCAGTATTTGTTGTTGTCTGTGGTTCTTTACCTAAATCAGTTAAACTTAAAATATTAAAAGAATTTTCGGTTAGATTTCTAATATATGGTGTTACAAAAAAATCTCTAATATAATCTTGATATGCTCTACCCGTTCCTTGGTTTGAAATATTTTCTAAAAAAGATGGGTAATTTTGTGCAGTAATATCATAGTTTTTAAGTTTTAAAGTTAAAAATGGTGAACTAACTCCTAAGCTAGTTACAACATTATTAGTTTCGGCACTTACAATTAATTTTGTTAGTTGGTCTATTTGATTGTTATTTGCCCTAATAAACCCAGAGTAGTTTGAGGTTAGAAATTGTCTTTCCCATATTTCATAGAAAAATTTAATTTCTTCTTTATTTGCATACGCAATACCTTCTGACGGATATTCAATAGCGTTTACATTAATAATGTTTGTCGT